AAGCAGCACTCAATTGTGCTTGAACTGCTTCAACTGTTAGTTGTTGTGACATATTGTCCTCTTGTAGTAAGATGGGATTATTAGAATTTAGGCTTGAGCGACTAAGAGATGTGTTCACATATTTCTCAAAATCTTCAAATTCCATGATTTTATCAATCAGATTTAATGTTAGTGCTTCGTCAGCGTCATAAACGCGAGCTTGTGTTGCTCGAATAGACTCTTCTGAAATACCACGTAGTTCTGATACGGTTTTGACAAACTTGTCATAAGTTTTTGAAACGCTCTTTTCAAGACGCTCAATAAATTCAGGCTGGAAAGAACCATCTTTATCAAAAGGAACTTTGTAATCACCTGCTGTAATAAAGGTTCTCTCAAACCCTTCTTTTTCTAAATGCTTAGAGTTATTGATTAGTTGAATTAAAACTCCAATTGAACCAACATCACTATCTTCGTTAGCAACAATCTCGTGGCAAGCTACAGCCATTTGATAAGCTGCACTACATGCACTGCCGTCAACATAAGCAAAGGTTTTAATTCCAGCTTCATCTGCCATCTTGCGTAAATCTTTAGCTGTTGATTGACAAAGATAAGCCTGTCCACCTCCGCTATCAATATTGTATACAATTGACTTAACACCAAGCTTAATCTGCAACGCTGTAAGTGACTTTAGTTTCTCGTAAGAGGTGAGTTCAGTACAACCGTCAATTTGACCTGCCTTAGCAACAAGCGTACCTTCAATTGGAATAAGTCCAATGTCTGTGTCTGGATTAACACCAGCTCTAAGTTTTATTCGTTTTAACTGTTCATCTTCATAAGAATCTAAACTCTTCGAATAATCGAATGAGCTTAACAGTTCAAGCTGATCATCAATTTCACGACTCGATGTGTTGAATGTTCGATCTGGATTTTTAAGGTATGACGTAATAGGAAGTAAAGATGCTTCCGTAATCAAGAGAGGACTATTAAAAACCTTCTCTTTTAACCTTGTTAGATTTCTTGATTTTTGCATTTTCTTCCTTATTTGTTATCTAGATTATAGTCTTTTATGAATACTTCGTAATGACCTTCAAATCTACAAACACGTTGAACTGTTGTCTTAGGTATACCTGTTTCTTTGACGATAGATAAATAAGTTAATCCCTCTTTGAATCTTTTGTTCAAGATTTCTTTAGCTGTTTGTGGATCAACCCTACGTTTATTAAATTTTGAAAGCTTTATATCTGGGAATAGACCAACTCTTTTCTGCCCGTTAAAAACAGCTAAGAGATAAGTTGTACCAACCCCTAATAATTCTGCAAGTTCTGTAGTGTTTTTATGACCTGATAACCAAATGTCTCTAGCACTCCTTAAATCATCGTCAGAAACTTTACGTGGTTTGTCATTTTTAAGATAGTCACTTTTAGCCTGTTGGACTTTCTCACAAATATCCCAGTGACTTCTACTGTAGTTAGCAAGAGAACCACCTTCAGATTCTAAACCGTAGTGTGAAATTAACCATTCCTCATGCTCATAAGCAGCTATTTCAGAGTCGAAGTAACAAAGGATTTCCCTTCTAACTTTATCTTTATAGTGTTTAATCTTGCCTGTTTTAGGTGTGTTAACCTTTAATGATTTAGGTGAGAAATGTTCATTGACTCGAATACCTCTACCCTTCCCAATATAAAACGGTACACCATCAGGTTTACAAAGAGCATAAACATAATACTTATCACAAGTGGGTTTGATCCATGTACCGTACATATAACTACCTATTTGTTGTCAAGATTGCTTGCAGAATTGTCTTGTGTTGGTGGTTTGTCTGAAGTTCCATTGCCACTTCCTTTAGCTAGTCCGTCACCTGACCTACTTTGCATAGGGTCTTCAACACCAAGAATTTTCTTCAAGTCTTCACTATTCATATCTTCTGGAACACGATCTGGTAATCCAAGTTCTTCTGAGATGTAGTTGATATTCTTTGGAGTGATAGGAATTGCATTAGTAGCTTTAGTCTGCTGAATTGCTTTAGCAAATGCTTCAAATGGAATCTCACGTAATTTACCGTATTTAATCTTAGGAGTTTTTGTTTCATCCCAACCATTCAAACGGAATAACTGAGGAATAAGATCATCATTTAATACAGTGAAGATTTCTTTAATTCGATTCTCAACAAGCATATTAAGCATTGATGTTTTTGTACTATCAACACCTTCTGCAATCTCACCAGCGAATAGACATAGAAGCATCTCTTTCTTAAGACGTTCAATGATTGCTGTAATAGCTGTAATGTTAGAACTGGATGAAGACATTAAAGAGAAGTCAAATAACTTACCACCTTGCCCTGTCATATCCTCACGATCACTTGGGAGAGCTAACATTGATTGTTGACCAATAGCAATCTTAGAAACACCTTCAACAAGAGTTTTATAAACACTGTAATTAGGATCACTAGGATCAGCGTTCATATATTCTGCTGGCATCCATACTACAGGAAGTCCATTTAAGTTCTTACTAGCAGCAATACCTTCTAAGTCTTTATAACGTTGATAATCTCTCCATGTATCGTATACATAAGAAAGAGGGGAAACACCTTCACCTTTACCATTATTACTATCAGCTTTGAATAACATCAATGATTCAATTGGAATCTTAACACTACCATCAAACTTCTTATTTCTCCCTTCTAGGAGTTTCTTTAAAGCATTAGAACGATGTTCTGATTGTTGCTGAACAACTCCAATAATCTCACGACCATCTTCATCATATTCGAAGCTTTCAATAGTGTTTTGAGGGCGAATCGGCAATCTCTTGATTCCGATTTTCCCATCATCATACTTACTACCAAACTTCTTCTGACGTACTCGAAACACCTTCTCATGGACACTGAATCCATACTTATTCATTGATAAAGCTTCACGTAAGAAGTCATCGAATGACTGAGTCATGTCGTTATTGTCTGTGGTAATACCTAAGCATTCATTAACAAAGTCTGCACGTTTCTTGTGAGTGGTCGTTTCATTGTATGGTTCGACAAATCGAGGAACACGTAGAGCAATAGTTTGTACTGCGTTTAATGCAGATGCTAACGTGGTATCTCTCGACATCGCTTCATATGTCTTAACTGAGTATGGAAACTTTAAATCTTCATGTTCGCTGAATAGACAGTAATCATAATCGTAAATTGATGAGTTGGGAACTTTCATCCCCATTTCCTTCGGAAGCACAACTTTGCTCACTTTCTTTTTGTTTGTGGCATCTGCCATACTTTTATCCTCACCTCTTCATGTTATTTTCATACGGGCATTCTTAATCTTGATGCGTTGATTTGTGGAAGCTCTTTGGATGTCGCTAATACGTTGAATGCTAGTGCTGTCCCATCCACTTGGTCATCTTTGATTGTTGCTGTTGATCTTTTACCGTTAAAAGCTTCAAGCTCAGAGAAATAACAATCATTCCATTCAGAGTCTTTTAAGACCTTAATCAGTCCGTTCTCAGCAGATGCAGAAAATGGTTGGAAGTTACCAACTTTACCGTTCTGTGATGAAACCCTGTGAAATCTAACAACAACACCTCTAGATAATGCTAACTTAGCCCAATAGATTCTGACCATCTGCCCTGCTGCTGGGTCTTGAGGTAGATAAGCTTGATAATTACCTTGATAGTATTCTTTGTCTTTAGCAATTACATCCAACACCCAATCTTCTACTTCACCAGCTCTTATTCTTACTCGGTCAGCATGAACAACAACATATGTGTCGTCTATCATTTTCGCAAGTAGTACAGCAGCAGTAAAGTCAGGATGTGGCGATTGCTCACTTGGGACAGAATACGCAATATCGAATGCTCTCACCCATCGTTTAACTTTAGAATGATCTATGTCGTCAACCAAAGTAACCCAATCCCTTTTAAAGTAACCGCTACCTTCTTCACGAGCCATCCAACTGCCGTGATAAAGACGTTCCTTCTCGATGCGAGGTAGGTTTAGTAAGTTTGAAACATAGTTAGGGTCAGACTCAAGTAATGGTGGATTGTCATGACAAGTTGCTGAAATAAACCTAAAGCTTCTAGGTTGACAAGTTGTTAAACCACTCTTCCTATCAATAGGGAAATCTTTAGAATGTTTATCTACAAGTTCTTCTTTAGTAGCACCCCAAACCATCTCATTACCAAGTCGTAAAAACCATCTAAGGTCTCCGTCAACTTCTGGGTTTGGTCTACCTTCTACAAGTTCATCACTTACATATGTACCTTTTGGATATAGGTAGTATTTCTCTAACCATCCGCATAGGAATGAATCTGGTGATGGGTTACACGTAATCCAAATATTAGGGATCATCTTAGCTTTAGTACGAAGTCGAGAGATAATCCAGAACACAGTATCTTCGTTGTGTTGACTTCCTTCATCAATCATCGCTGCTGAGATTTCAATACCTCGAATTGCTTCTAAGCCTGACTCACCATCAATACCTGTAAAGTTGATTGTTGCTCCACTTGGAAAGTAGATACACATTGGTTGTTTTGTGTATTTAACTCTTTTATCATATGCTTGAAACATACGACAAGCAGTTTGGAAAAGACCCCCACCACCCTTCATGTCTGTTGCATTTAAGCGGAACACATAACCAAAGAAGTTTGGATCATCAACATAGAGAAGGAAACGCATAAGTCCCATATATGACTTACCACTTCCTGCTGCTCCTCCGTAGACTGTCACAAAGGAGTCTGAGTTGATAAACTGTTCTTGTTTTCTAGAGGCAGGTTTAAACTGAACTGAGTCAGACATCTAACCTCCTTAATTCATTGTTGGACTAAACTTACTCTGATTAACAGGTTTAAATCCTTTATCAACACTATCTTCTTCAAGCTCTAATACTTCATGTTGCTTAATCTTATTCGTAAGTTTACGATTCTTGATAGTTTCTTTATGTTCAGCTTCTTTCATAATCTCATTCTCTAGTCGTAAATACATAGAGAGGAAGTCTTGTGTAGCTTTTAATTTATCTTTAGCTCCCATCAATGGATCATTGCAAATCGCTTCTAAAGCTAAGTTCATCTGCTCAACAGCAAACTTAACATTACGATTCATCTTTGATTTAATTGAGAAGAAGCTTTCAGGGATATTACTCATTTGTAATCACCTTAATAGTAACCATATAAAAGTTTGTCTCGATCTTTTTTAGAAAGACTCATTAGTGTTTTTATATAGTTTGGATATTCTTTTAGTAATTCTTGGTTGTCGAGACATGTACCATGATAGACCTTTACATCTGAGTTTGATAACCTTGATTTCACATGATCAAATACATGATTATCACAACTCTTGTGTAAGTATGGTTCTACTTGTTTATAGATAAAACCACGATTCTTTGTTGAGTTAGTATTAAACCATAAACAAACTCTGGCTGATCTTTGGAAGTAATTTAGGGAGTATTCCTCATCCACTTGAGATGCGTTGTCGATAAACAAGCAATCAAACTTTCTTCCAGTTAAATCATCTGCTGATACAAATTTAATACTCGAACCATTACTCATATTGATACGTGTGGGTTGCTGTGTCCAATTAGCTATTTGCTCTAAGTAGATTTCTTTAGCGTACTCGAATATACCGCCACCTACAAACATATCCTTCTTATTTCTCATCACAACAGCACAAGATAATCCTTTTTCAAGATATGGTTTAAACTTTAACAATCCTGTGTAAGTTCCACCTTTTCCAGCACCACCTGTAAATATTGATACAGGGCTATTGTCGTTTAAAAACAACTCTCGATTATTCATATATTTCCTTTAATAAGGTTTAATAGAAGATGTGATTTCCATATTTAATAGGTTTCACATTTGTTTTATATTTAACTCCCAACGATTTATGATTGAAGTATGTACTTCCGTTGGTATAATTAGTTTTATTTTTGTAAAAGTTCTTAGCAACTTTCTTTGATTCTTCCCACGCTTCCAATTCGTATTTTGGTGGTTTCAAAGATGCTGAGCCTTTATAAAAAGAAAACTGTGATTTTTGTTTAATTACATCACAATAATTATCGGGGTATTTTGAATGTTTCGTTCGATTGTGGATTACCTCTGCTATCGAGTATTGACCTTTCAGGCTTTCACCACGACCCTCTTTAAATATTGCCACACTAAGGCAAAGTATTGCTTCATTAATCATCTAGTTTTTCCTACTCATTCATAAACCTCGCATTCTAAAGTAGTTTGTTATTTTAAACAAGAAAAAGGGCAACCAATGTGCCCTGTAATATATTAAGCTTTACTAACGATACTTGAAACACCTGTAGTATATTGGTAATCACCTTTTTCATCTAAGCTCTTACACATAAATACATCCGATTCAACACCTTCACCAATAGAGATCGTTTCACCAATATAGTGAGTACCATTTAGGTTGATTGAGATACGCTCACCAAGCTTAATCAAGTTGTCATCTTTATCAAAACCTTCCAGTAGTTCTACAGAGACATGATCATTTTGCATCTTTAGATTCCTTTAAATTACCACTACCATATTCATTTAGTAAATTAAGATAATCAACTGTAGCTTTGGACTTAATAATACATTTACTATGCTGATCAACCTCATCAATAATCCACTTTGATACGTCTTGCTGAGTACCACTCTCAATCTGTTTAATTGGAGGACATTGCTCTCTCAATTCTTTAGGGATTGTTGGGATTGGAATTACCATTGGAAGATATGTAGGTGTTGACGCTGTGCAGCCATTCAGATTTAAAATCACAAGAGTTGTTACTATAAACAGGAATGAATTTCTCAACTTCTTTATACACTGTGTTTGTTCTTGTATTTTGTGCTTCAATTTCTGCATTGTAATCACTCACTACATTTGAGACTTTCTCATTTACTTCCAACAGCTTCCCCTGTTGTACGAGCAATTCCTCTTTGTACTGTAATTCTAAATTGGTTATAGTTTGCTTGTGTATCAACGCTTGAGTTGATAACTCTTGTTTCTTATCTTGGTATCTATCATAGAAATTATATGAACAACCAATCAATACAGCAATTACAATGTACTGCCAATACTTTAATAACAGCGTCATATATAGCATAATACACCTTTAATATTTATGGCAGGTGTTGATTAATGCTCCGCTCTGACAGCTACTCAGCAACTTTGTCTGAAATCCTGCCCTGATTACCCTTATAGGTAACTAACAGTGGGAGAATCCTGCAACTCCCTTATCCTTAAATAAAATACATTTCATACGCTTACATGGTTGAAATGATAACTACACGATTCTCTCACCGTATTATACTGATCGTGAGGAGATATTCGAAATTAGTGAGTAACTTCAAGGATTACTCATGAGGGTTTCTTCAACCAACACCTAGCTTCGGGAGAAGCAATTTAAGAGAAGCTCACAAACACTCAGACATTTAATATGTTATTGTGCAGTATCATTGATAATGTTTGTTCTTGCTTCAATTCGTTTAATATGTTTCTAGTCTTTCCTAGAGGTCAGCTTACCAACTACAATTCCAATCACGTTATGGAGGGGTTGGTGGTGTCACCTTTCAGTAAGACCTTTTAAAAGCTTTTCTGCCCGAAGGCAACATCCGTCAGTACGTGACAACTGATAGAATTTTCAATCCACCTTTAAGGTAGTGGGACACCTATTAATCACTAGAAGCTGTGCAATTCTAAGTTAGCCAATTTGCGCTTGTGATAATCTTTTTAATATTTATTTCTTACACTTGAATTTAGCTACATCAATATAATGTTCTAAACGACCCTTCAATTCTTTAGGGGCTTTCTTAACTTCATCTTCTAATGCTTTAAGAAATTCTTCTTTACTAACCTCACCATCTCCAGATGTTTTCTTTAAGGCTACTAGAAGTAATCCAACCACAATAATAACAATACCAGTGATTAGTAGATATAATGCGTATTCCATATTTTCCTCTCAACGTTTCATCACAGAGAATATAATCTTCTCAATATGTTCTTTTGTATTGCTGTTATATCCAACCACTGTATCAACTACTACACCATCTTTAAGGAGAATCATTGTTGGAGCTGAACGAACTTTGTATTCCATTGCTTTATCCATATCCTCAAACACATCTACTTCTGTATATTGGAAGTCTGGATGATTCATTGCTAGATAAGCTTTAAGAGATTTACAAGGTTGGCAATTAGCTTTATTAGTGAATAACAGAACGTTCAATACAACCTCGTAATTTATACTTACGTATAATAAAATTAAATATTAAATTATAATATGTTTTTAAGAATTAAAAAGAACACTCCGTAATACACATTGCCATCAATGG